ACAGACAATGAGTTCTGCAAAGTGGCATGGCAAAAGAGCCACGATGACTTGCGTAAAATCACACACCATCAATTTGCTGACACTGCTCGTCACGGACCTGGCGAAGAACGTGGCAGTGTTAGTTTGATTGAACAGTTGGGCGTGTTCTATGCTCCAGCCGGTGCAGCACTTCGTGCCACATTCATTGTTGACCCAGACAACGTGATCCAGCACGTTACTGTCAACAACTTGAACGTGGGTCGTAGTCCAGAAGAAACACTCCGTGTTCTTGATGCGTTACAAACTGGTGAACTGTGTGCTTGCAACCGCACAGTGGGCGGCGAGACACTGTAATGGCAAAGCTTCAACGAGGTATCGACACGCTACGACAACCTGATCGTAATCCTAGATGTTATGAAATGACAGAACAGGAACGACTGGATCGTATTCGTGAATGGAATAACCGTAATGTTTGGAACACCCCTGAACTAGCCGAAGAAGATGAACTAAACTTCTATCAAGGAGCATGACTATGAGTACCAATGAAATTATTTTTGCTGTTATCATGGTGGCCGTAGTAGGAATAGTACTATGGGACATGCACAGTAATAAGGAATAACAATGTTAGAAACCATTTGCGATACCTTGGTTGAAGCGTATAGACGCAACTGGATTACCAGTCGTGATGGCAATGTGAGTATTCGTCATCACGATCGGGATCACTTTTACATCACTCCCTCGGGAGTTCGCAAACAGACCATGCAACCTGATCAATTTAAAAAGATCAGAGTTGTTAGCAGTCTAATGTGGGCCGAAGAATTCTACACAGACATCAGTGCTAACCTAAAGCCCAGTGGGGAGATTCCATTACATTTTGGTTTGCAAAAGAACATGGGCCAACACTCCAACGATGTCAGAGTGGTAGTGCACCTACATCCTACATATTGTGTTGCTGCCATGCATCGTGGAATTGAATTGAGCAGTCTTGCTGACAGCTTTCCAGAACTCAGTCGCTACACAAAGGTAGCACCCAATGTAGGTGATGTTGCTCCTATCAGTCAAGAGCTTGCAGATCGTTGTCACGAGAACTTGCAGTTAGATCATTATGGCAACATTGCATACGATATTGTGGGCATCAAAGGACACGGTGTTGTGGCCATTGATACCTCGCCATGGCGTGCGTTTGAACACATCGAACGATTGGAACACATTTGCCAAATCGTTCTAGCATCAGGGAAATATTAAAATGTTAGAATGCATGATCATTGGTGATAGCATTGCAGTAGGCACAGCCATGGCTAGACCAGAATGTGTTGCTTACGCCAAAGGTGGCTGGAACAGTTGGCAATGGAACAAAGATTATTTGGCCAAAGCAACAGCACAACCTGCAAGAACCGTAATCATCAGTTTAGGCGCCAATGACCACAAAGGTGTCAAGACTGAGTTTGAGTTGCGTAAAATGCGCGAAGCAGTTCGGGGTCAGCGTGTGTTCTGGATTGATCCCGGCCGGGATCGCAAGCCTGTGCCACACGATGCTATTGTAAAAATTGCACAAGAGTACGGAGATACAATTTTGCCTCGTCCCCGAGATCATATGAGTGCTGATGGCATTCATCCTACTGGCCGAGGTTACAAAATTTTAGGAGAACAAACAAAATGACTCATTGGGTAGATCAACTTAAAGAAACAATTCCGGACTACGCAAAGGATGCTCGACTCAACATTGACGCTGTGATCAAGCGCAGTACTATTCCTGCAGAAGAAGCCGAAGCTGTGGCCTTGGCCGCTGCCTTTGCCACTGGCAACACCAAGTTCTGGACGTGGTTGCACAGTGTTGTGGCCAACCGTGTGGAGGCCGACGCTGCTGTCACTGCTGGTTCAATCATGGCCCAAAACAACGTATGGTATCCGTTTGTTGAAATGGCTGATGACGAACAGCTCAAGGGTTTACCAGCACAGTTGCGCATGAATGCCATTGCCAGCCATGGCGGTACTACTCGAGCTCGGTTTGAAGCCTACAGCTTGGCCGCAAGTATTGTTGGCAAGTGTCATTTCTGCGTAAAAGCACACTACGACACACTAAAGAAGGAAGGTTATTCAGTAGAGCAATTGCGTGACATCGGACGTATTGCCGCAGTGATTACCTCAGTGAGCCGAGTGCTGGCTAGCTGAACCACTGTTGTTTGACAGCTACCCAGATCTTGGCAACAAGATCCGGGTTTATCTTTGGGCGTCCCAACATCCATTGATTTAGAATTCTAAATTAAGCGTCTGTGCCCAAAACAGTATTCCACAAAAAACTTGATCATGCTCATACCGTATATATACTGGGTTGACAACACCACACAACTTCGTGTATAATACAATTTTTGTCAAGGAGCAACCATGAACACCCAAGATGACAGCACTCTCCGACTCACCAGCGAATTAGCTGTGGCACAAATTGGTAACCGATATGACACTGTGTTGGTGGCCGCACAACGACTGCGCGAACTGCGTCGTGGTGATGCAGCCTTGGTACCTTGCCGTGAAGGCAAAGTAACCACAGTGTTGAAAGAAATTGAACAGGGACTGGTAGGGCGCGAATACCTGTTGAAGAATCATGGTCGCGAACATCGCAGCCATAAACATCAAGGAACAAAATGACCGATTATCGAGTAAGAGACATTGAACTAGCGGCCTGGGGTCGCCGTGAAATAGCCATTGCCGAGCACGAAATGCCTGGGCTCATGGCTGTGCGTGAACAATATCGCGACAGCAAGCCTCTCAAAGGCGCCAAAATTGCTGGTAGTTTGCACATGACTATTCAAACCGCAGTGCTGGTAGAAACCTTAATAGATCTGGGTGCTGAGGTACGCTGGAGTTCATGCAACATTTTCTCTACTCAGGACCATGCTGCCGCAGCCTTGGCTGCTCGTGGCATTCCTGTATTTGCTTGGAAGGGCGAAACTGAAGAAGAATACTGGTGGTGCATTGCTCAAACGGTTGAAGGCCCCAACAACTGGCAGCCCAACATGCTGTTGGACGACGGGCATGATCTCACTGCCTATGTGCACGACCAGCGTCCAGAACTCTTGCCCGGTATCATTGGGGTAACAGAAGAAACCACCACTGGTATTCACAAACTCTTGGAACGTGTGCGAGCAGGCACTCTTGCCTTGCCAGCTATCAATGTCAACGATTCAGTGACCAAGACCAAGTTTGACAATCTTTACGGCTGTCGCGAAAGTCTTGTGGATGCCATCAAGCGAGCCACTGACGTCATGATTGCTGGCAAAGTTGCTGTGGTAGCCGGTTATGGCGATGTGGGCAAAGGATCAGCCCAGGCCTTGCGAGCACTGAGTGCCCAGGTGTGGATCACCGAAGTTGATCCTATCTGTGCTCTGCAAGCGGCCATGGAAGGCTATCGCGTGGTAGACATGAACGAAGCCTGTAGAGTAGCCGACATTTTTGTCACAGCCACTGGCAACATCAACGTGATTACCAAACAGCACATGTTGCAGATGAAAGAAAATGCCATTGTGTGCAACATTGGTCACTTTGACAGTGAGATTGACATTGCTGGCATTCAAGATGCTGAGTGGACCGAAGTAAAGCCCCTGGTGGACCAAGTCAAACTCAGCAATGGTCGCACCATTATTGTGTTGGCCAAGGGTCGCTTGGTTAACCTAGGCTGCGGAACTGGCCATCCCAGTTTCGTGATGTCAAACTCTTTCACCAATCAGGTATTGGCACAGATTGAACTGTACACCAATTACTGGCAATATCAGCGCGGTCAACTGTATCTATTGCCCAAGCACATTGATGAACATGTGGCACGTCTGCATCTTGCCAAGATTGGTGCAACATTAACCACACTGACCGAACAGCAGGCCAACTACATCAGTGTGCCGGTACAAGGCCCGTTCAAGGGCGATGGCTACCGTTATTGATCAGTAAATAACAACATGCATACACCCATTTATCCCGACAGCATGCAGTATCCAGACAACACCATGTTTGACTGGGACGCCAAGAGAGAAGTTGCACCATCGTTGTGGCAGTTAGAAAACTTTCTCAACGAAGAGTGGTACACTCGCATCAAGAATGATTATCGTAGAACCGAGAGTTTGTGGAGCAGCCGTTACCCCAATCGACTGGTCATGGAGAACAATCACTGGCTCAACGCCATTATGTTGGGTGCCGCACTAACACCTTATCTTGAAGAGCTAACAGGCGAACGGTTGAACATGGCCACGGCTCGTGGCTATCTTGATCTCAGTGGCGCATACTTCTATCCACACTACGACAGTTCACAGTGGGTGGTGAACGTGCAGATCTATCTCACTGACGTAGATCGTGACGAACTGGGAACACAGTTTATTCTTGACAAAGACATTAACTCTACCATCAAGGAAGAACTAGGCGGTGACAAGATCATGGAACTGGTTCCCGACGAAAAGTACTACACAGTTCCTTTCCGCCAGAACTGGGGGTATATCAACGATAACCGTGAACGCAAACTGCACAAGACTCGCCCAGTTCCGCCAGCGTTTGCTCGCGAAAGTCTGCACTTCAACTATGGTTTGAGACAGGGCAACGAAACTGGTCTAGCTGGGGTGGCTGAATGGGCCATTACTGGTCAAAATCAAGTAATGGAAAACTGGCATCAGGCCATGACCAAGCTCAACAGCGTAGACGGACTACGCGAGTGGTTGATTCTCAATACCAATTTTCACGAAGGCGTTGGTTGACTCAAATTCTCTCTTGTGCTATAATACAGCATTAGGAGAGAATCATGCCTTGGATTGAAAACGTCGCAGCCGCCGACATTCCCTTGCGGTTTCATCACGAAGCCGGTGCCAACTCAATGCTGATCCAGATCATGGATCCCGCACCTAGCTGGTGGCCCACCCCGGCTCATGAGTTCCGGGAGACTCATCGTTTTGAGTTCTTGGACGCCGAAGATGCTGATGGTTTTTCCGAAGAGGCCAAAATTTCAGATGCTCAAGCCGCAGAAATTGTGGGTTTGCTCCAGCATGCCTTGGCCAATCGCATGAATGTGGTTGTGCACTGCTATGCAGGCCTGTGCCGTTCGGGTGCTGTGGCCGAAGTTGGCGTGATGATGGGCTTTGACGACACTGAGCGTACTCGCATACCCAACCTCCGTGTAAAGCACAAGCTGATGCGGCAGTTGGGCTGGACTTACGACAGCACTGAAAAGCCCTACGATCATGCCAATGATTGGAGGAATGGCACCATGGGATGGGAGCGATAATGCCACGTTGTTATCAATTGGTGGGAGTTCCGGGTTCGGGCAAAAGCACCTGGGTCCAGAATCAAATATGGGCATTGGGCTTGACCATAGTTTCTACTGATGCGTTTGTGGAAGATTATGCAAGAGCACAAGGCAAGACTTATTCTGAAGTGTTTGCGGATTACATGCCCACAGCAGTTGATCTTATGAGCAAAGTTGTTGTTCATGCTCGAGAACACGGTCATGATATCATTTGGGATCAAACCAGTACCACTGTGGCCAGCCGTGCCAAGAAGTTCCGTATGTTGCCCAACTATGAACATATTGCTGTGGTGTTTCGAACACCTGAGCATACAGAACTCATGCGTCGATTGATGAGCCGCCCTGGCAAAGAGATTCCGGATCATGTCATAGCCAGCATGATTGCAAGTTGGGAAGAACCAACCCAAGAAGAAGGCTTTGCAGAAATTTGGATGGCTCAAAACTAATACTTTTTGCTAGTTGACCAAATATTGCCAATCTGCTATAATTAGATATTGAACAAGGAGGCAGATATGCCAGCAACATTTTTGGTAAGCGACACACATTTTGGCCATGCCGGCGTGTGTCGCTTCACCCACCCCGATGATGCCACTGTGAAGTTGCGCCCCTGGGACGATCCTGATGAGATGGACGAGGAAATGGTTCGTCGTTGGAACGACCGTGTGCGTCCGT